GGGAGTAGAATTCCAAGTACACCTTTTTCTTTTCGGCAGCCTTCACAAACACTGCCCGCTCATACGTGTTAACGCCAACAATGACGGGAATCTGCTCCACGTAATGCCCGCCTGTGGTCGTGTCCTCGATCAGCTTTTCGGCGGTCATCGAACCCGATGGTGCGACACCGACGTTCGGAAGGATCGAGCATCGAGCTTTTGTCCAGGCCGCGTTATCGAAGTTTCGCGGATACACCAGCAAATTTGTTTTTTGCCCGGCGTTCGTCGCACGCACCCGGTATCTCGCCGCCAACGAAAAATTGTGCTTGCGAAAACTGAGTGCGCGCACCTTGCCCGATGGCCCCAGATCCATATCGAACTGCGTGCTGGCCAGCGCCGCGCTCGCGGTCCGGGCGACTTCGCCGATTTCCCGGCTCTGCAGGTTCGTGCGCGGCAGGCCCGAAGTCCAGGCGCCACCGCTGAGCGTGGCCCTGTCGGCGCGATTGGGAAATCCCAACATACAATTTTCCATCCATCATCCCCATAGCGATAAAGTGATTTTTTGTTCTTTGAGTTCAGGGCGAATACCGATGACCCTGAACAGCTTTCCGGCGTCCAGGCCGAAGCGCCCATACGTGAGCCGCACTACGTCCATGAAGAAAAGCGGCCGGCGCTGCAGCAATCGAGCATCGACCGGCACCTCAAAGATGTCGCGACGGACCGAGTACAGACCTTTGAGCCGATCCGCCTCGGTCTGCGCGTCGACGGCGCTGGCCAGCAACGTGTCGGCGGTCAGTTCGCCCGCCAGCAGATGCTTCACCCTCACCTTCTCGTCCGAAGCGTTGGCCGACCTGTTGGCCAGGCTTAGGAAGCCTCGCCGTGCCGGCGTCACGACCCCGGCGATATCCGAGTTCTGCACCGTCCAGTTGCGCGCGTAGTTCACCACCACGCGCCATGCGGGGATGCCGTTGTCCCTCGCCGGCCGGCGCTCGATCTCGGCGCCGATGTGGAATTCGAACAGCTCCAAGACGGGCGCTCCCGCCGGCGCCGTCAAGACACCCATGCGCAGCAGGCCCAGGCCGTCGAACCCGTACCAGGCGCCGATGCTTGCCGCGACCAGATCCATTGCCGCCTGGCCCGCGCTCTCGCCGTCGACCACGATTCCCACCACGGCCGAGTTGAGCGCATCGAGCGCCGCCACGTCGGCCGCGCTCACTTCCGCAGCCGGCAGGCCGGTCGCGATTGCCATACGCTTCAGGATCTGCCCGACCGTGCGCGCCGCCGCATTGGCGCCCTCGGTGACGTCCGCAGTGATCTGGCCGGAAGGACTGGTGTTGAGCCTGAACAGACCTTCGGCAAAGCATGTGACGTACGTGCCCGCTGCCGGCGTCACCGCCTGCAGCAACGCACTGGTGGCGTAGTTCACCCCCTTGGTCACTGCCGCACCCCGGTCATAGACGGCCGGGATATCGGCCACGGCACCATCGTTCACCTGATACGTCAACTTGGCCGAATTCACCAGCACCGGCGCCATGTTCAGCACCGTGCCCCACACGCGGCACTTGAGCCGCCCTTGAATGTCGTCCGGACTACCTTCCAGGCCAATCGGCAGGACGTTCGTGCCGGCATATCGATTCGTCAGGATTGGCGCGGTCAGGACATACAGCTTGTCGCGCAAGCGGATCACTGTGGTGTCCTTGTTCGCCTCGATACTTTCCACTGTGCCGTTGAAGATCACAGGGAAGTCGGCCGGATAGGCGCCGGCCTCGCCCTGCCTGATGGTGATCGGCCGGCCGTCGAAGGCGTAGTCGAGCCATGCATCGAAGCGGCCGTCGACGTTGATGACCACCACCTCGCCCGTCTCGAGCTTGGCGGCGCCGCCGGTTGTACGCCCATCCGAATACGCATGCACCCCGATGCTGCCGGGATCGAGCAGCACCTGTTTAAACGCGGTGTTCGGCGGCGTGTCGGTCGGCCGTGTGCAAAACGACGAGTCGGACAGGAAGACCGTCCGGGTAGTGCCGGCGGCGTCGATAGCCCCCACCATTTCGATAAGGATCATCACGCCCTCGCCAATTCTCGTTGTTGTTTCGCCAGCCGCTGCTCGACACGCCCCAGCGACTGGAGCGTGCCGTTGCCGACCGCGCCGCGCTGCACGTTGGAAGCGCGAAGCTGGTCGACCACTTCACGAAGCAGTTTCACCAACTCGGCGTTCATCGTTCTCTCACCCGACACCTGAGACGCGGTCTGCACGCGCTCCCCGTAGTGAAGCTCGGCGCGGTAACCATCGAAGGGCACGAAATCGAGGCCATTGCGGTGCGAACCGTGCAAGCCCTGATACTCCGGACTCGCCTTGAACGCCTCGATCATCTTTTCCCACGACAGCCCGGAATTTGCCTGCTTCCTCCAGAAGCTGATACCGGCGGCGTCACCGTCGCGGCCAAGCAACTGCTGATACAAGCCGTTGATGACGTCGCGCTGCGAGGTGCCAGCCTCCGCGCCGCGACCGGCGCCGAGCAGATCCCGGCTCAGATTGAAGATCGCCTTCTCCACACTGATGACGCTCTTGTCGATCGCCAGCAAGCCGCCAACCTGACGGTCAAGCTTGTCGAGCTGCTGCTGGGCGATGGTCGCCTCCGAACTGGCGGAGGCCGCCGAGATCGCCAGCGCGGCCTGCACCTTCGCGTACGCGTCGGCGTACTCTTTGGTGCTGCCGTAATAGCCGCGCAACGCATCCAGATAGGTTCCCGCCAACGCGTTTTTCTCCGCCCCCTGCGCGGCGTTGAACTGGCGCTGCGCTTCGGCCAGCTTCTGTTCGGGGGAGAGAATCGATCCCGCCCCCAGCTTCAGGGCGTCCATCTGCTTGCGGGTCGCTTCAGCCTCATCCTGTTTGGCTTTGATCACGCCCTTGAGCGCATTCGCCTCCCGCTCGTAGGCCGTGGCGAGGTCCGCTTTAGATGCCTCGACTTTCGCCGCCGCGTCCGTAGCCGCTTTCGCCGCCTTATCCGCCGCGTCCGCGACTTGTTGCAGCGCGGTGATGCTGTCGAACAGCGCCAGGTTGCTTGCCGAGATACCGGCCCGCTCCAGCGCGCGCAGTTCGGCCGCCGACATCGTCAGCGCGTTGTACTGCTGCTGCAGGCTGTTTCGCTCGCCCGCAGCCTTGTCTGCGGCTTCCGCAGCCTTATCAGCAGCGTCGGCCGCTTTTTGCAGCGCCGTGATGCTGTCGAACAGCGCCAGGTTGCTGGCGGAGATACCGGCTCGCTCCAGGGCGCGCAGCTCGGCCGACGTCATCGTCAGCTCGTTGTACTGCTGCTGCAGGCTCTTTTGCTCGTCGGCGATCTCCTCTTGCGACTTCGACAGATTCTCGCTCGCGGCGTAGACCTGCGCAAACGCGTCAGCCAGGCCCAGCAGCCCGGCGTACGTCTTGGCGCCGGCTTCCGTCGCCAGCGCGCCGCTGTTGGCCAAGCCAAGCACGGCATCCCTGAACTTGTCTCGGGTATCGATGCCGGCATAGCCCATCGCCCCCAACTGCTCGGTGACGTATTTTTGGACCGGCGCCAGGCGCTGCGCTTGCGTCAGGAAGTTTTCGTTGAACGACTGGGATTTGCTGGCCAGCGCATCGATGCCGCCGGACATTGCAATCAGACGCTCGCGCGCGGCGATGCTTGCCAGGCCGGTCTGACCGAACGTTGTACCGCTCGCCGCCAAGATCGAATCCAGATTTGCATAGTTACTCGCGATGCGGGTCAGCGTTTCGAGATATCCCTCGCCAACCTGCTGGAACTGCTCCAAGCCACCGACACCGAAGCGGGCAAGGTCATCGCCCACTTTGGAGAACACCGCCTCCAGCGCCTTCTGGATCTCGTCGCCCTTCATATCCTTCAAGCTGACCTTGCCGATGTCAATCACGAAGGAATTGAGGCGGTCGGTAAATTCCGTTCCACCCAAACCCAACAGCTTCGCCGCTTCGCTCACTCCGGCGCCCAGGTTGGCCAACACCTTCGCGAACTGGGCGTCTGCTTCGGCGCCCAACGCGTTCGTCTGCGTGCTGTACTTGTCGCTATGAAACCAGCCACCGTCTTTTTTGATGTCGGTGTATTGGTTGGACGTCACGTTGCCCGACGCGGCGCTGCCCAAGTTGGTCTTGTTGATCGTAAAGCCCGTATCGAGCGCCGTCGTCTTGCCGCCGAAGACGGAGCTGGCCAGCTTTCCGCCCCAGCCTCCCAGCGCCTGATCCAACTTGTTAAGGGCCAGTCCAAACACCCCACCAAAAACCAGTTGGAACTTCGAGTTGTTGACGAGATTTTCGGCGGCGCTACCGCCACCTGGCGCGGCTTCGCCGGTCAGTCCCGCTTGACGTACCAGCAGGTTGCCCAAGCCCGACAGCGAGGAGTCGATACTGCGCAGCGCGAGCAGCATGCCTTGCGTGTAGCTCAGGTCGATGTCGCTGTTCTTCGCCACCTCTTCGAGCGAACGATTGATGGAATCGGACTTTGCATTCGCGTCGCCGAACACCGACCCGGTGCCTTGGCGCTCCTGACGTTGGGCGGAGGACACACCGCCACCACCACCGCCGCCAGCGATCTTCACCCCCATGCCCGCCAATAGCGCGACAACGGCGGCGCCGGCCGCGATGTTGAACGGGAACGGGATCGACGCGAGCGTCTTGGCGAACGCGGCGATACCGTCGGCCGCCGCGCGGATGCCCGAATTGACGACGGAGGTTCCCGTCGCTGCGGTGTCGGCCGCCGTCTCGGTCGCCTTGCTCGCAACGAACAGGCCGGTAAATGCGGTCAACAGGCCGCTCTTGGCGAGCATGTTCTCGATGGCCATGGCCATCTCGACCGCCCTGAAGCTTTTCTCGACGGCATCCATCGCCGCGTAGCCCGCCGTATGCTCCTTGAAGAACGCCTTGCCGGCCCCGGCCATGTCGCCATACGAGCGCACCTGCACTTGCGCGCTCTGCGACGCCGCCGCCGCGTTGGCCTTGAAGATTTTGGCCTGATCTGGCCCCGCCTCCTTGAGCGAGACGGCCAACTGGGCGGCCACCGCCGCCTGCGCCTTGCCGTAACCCGACACCGCCGTTGTGATGCCGCCGATGGCGCTGCCCACGGCGACGAACGATTTCGCCATGCCGGCCGCAGCCGACTGCGCCACCTCGTCCAACGAACTCATGACATCAAGCAGCTCCTTGGCGTTGGCGACATCAGACCCTTTATCCAGCTGCGTCTTCTTGCCCTGCAGCGCGGCCAGGCGCTCGTTGGCGACGATCAACGCCTCGGTGGTGTCAATCTCGGTTTGCAGGCCGCCGTTCGCCTCCAGGGAGGCCTTGCGCTGCTCCAGCTTGGCGATGGTCGCGCGGGTGATCTGTTCCGGCAATTTGCCGTAGTTGTCGATCTCGGCCTGCATGGCGTCGACCGACTCGAACGCGGCGGCGACCTTCTTCTGATTCGTCTCCAGCGCTTCCTTCTCCAGCCGATCCGATTCGCCCCGGCTAATGAGCAATTGTTGATTCAGGCTCAGTTGCATCAAGCCCGATTCGAGCAGCTTCGCCTCCTTGTCGGTCAGGTTGATCGTCCCCTCGGCGCGCCCGCGCGTAATGGCAGCGATCTGGCGCTCCGCCTCCGTCAGCGTCCGGTCCGAATCCAACGCCTGCTGCGTCAGGGCGATCTTTTCCTGCAGCGCTTTGTTGAGCGCGTCGTAATCGTCCTTCTCCGCTTTTTTCTCGGTGCCGGCCGTGTACTTCAGTGTGGCCTTGTCCCCGGCCGGCGCCGCAGCACCCGCCGCAGCCGCGTTGCCGCGCGCGGCGATCCGGGCGAGCACGGCCTGCTCCATCAAATTGGCCGGCTTGTTCCACAGCTCGTCGTAACGACGGTTTGCATCATCAAGCACCGCGTTGCGCTCGGCCAGCGCCGCCTTCAAATCCTCCAGAGGCGAGCCGCCCCGCGCGAGCTTCGCCGCCGCGATGGCGGGGTTGAGGTTAACCGCTGCGGTGACCAGGAATTTCGTGTCGGCGCTGACGGCCTTTAAGCTCCCGGTCACGGCCGAGAAAATGCCAGGCAGGATCTTGGCCACATCGATCACGCGCGCGATGCCCACCGCCAGATCGTCGGCCCACTCCGCAGCCTTGCCCTTGTCGAGATCGTTCTCGGCATTGAGCGTGTCCGAGAACGCGCCGATCAGGTCATTGAGCGCCGGCAGCGCGGCGCCGGTCACCGCGACCGACATGTTCTCGTACCGAACCTTGAGCAGGCCCAGTTGGTCTTGGTAGCGCGCCGCCTCGGCCGCAGCCTCGGCGCTGACGCCGGTGAATTTATCGACCGACTCGGCCACGTCGTTCAGGTAAGGCAGCAGGTCGGCGCCGCTCTTGCCGAAAATGTCGTTGATCAGCGCGGCCTTGGCCGCGCCGTCTTCGTAATTTTGCAGGTGCTTGGCCACGTCGACCAGCACTTCGGATGGATCGCGCAGTTTGCCGGCGGCGTCCTTCGAGGACACGCCAAGGGCCGTCAGCGCCTTGTGCGTTTTGTTCGTCTCATCATCGACGCCGGCCATGCCCTTCGACAGCTTGATCAGCGCACCGTCGACGGCGCCCATGTCGGCGCCGAAGGCACTCGCCACTTGCTGCAAGCGCGACAGGTTCTCGACCGACGAGCCGGTTTTCTGCGTCAGGTCATCGAGTGCGGCCAGGCTGTCGATGGACCGCCCCATCTGCTCGACCACCGCGTTGACGCTGGCGAAGGCGGCGACGGCGCCGATGGCCGTCTTCGCCATGTTCGCCAGAAACTCCCTGCTCGACGCGCCGGCGCGGTCGAAGTTGCGCTGCACGTTCTGCGCGAAGCGCAACGCCTCTTGGTCGGATTGGGACAGCCCGCGCGTGTACTGCGCGTAGTCCAGGGCCAGCCTGACTACCAATGAACCTAATGCGGACATACACCTCCTAAATAAAAAGCCCGCCGAGACTTGCCAGGCGGGCGGGTGTTGCGGGTGAAGCTTTACTTAATCGCGTTTATTGAGCAGCGGCAACGCTGCGCGCTCCATGACGCGCAGGCCATGGAACAGATCGGGCCATTCCTCTTGTGGGATCAGCTCCAGTTCCACCGTCGATTTGACGGCGACATAGTTCAGGCCAAGGTAGACGAGGCCCGCCATGCCCAGCTGCACGACCCACTGCGTCGACACCCCCAGGAACAGCGACACCGCCGGCCAGTTCTCCTCCCACACGTGGAAGTCCAGATCAACGGGCTTCGACTTGTCGCGCGCCGCCTGGATCACTTCGGGAGGTGCGCCCAACTGCTCCAGCTGGGCGACGACGTCGGCATCAATGGCGGTCGCCGCCGGCCTGTCACCGGCCCAGTAGCGCGCCGCCGCCTTTAGTTTTTTTCCTTCGCCTTGAAGATCGATGCCCAGAACGCTTCCGTCAACGCCGCGAACGCCTGCGGGATCGCCAGCAGCGCGGCCATGTTCGTCTCGTTGAAGAACACTTCGCCGTTGCCTTCGTCCAGCAGGCCGCTCCAGCCGACGAGCACTTGTTGCAGCACTTCCTTCTGCGGCAGTTTGCGCAGCTCGTCCAGCTCGTCCATGCTCACGTGGGTGAACTCGGCCATGAAGTCCGACTTTTCATGCTTGCCGTGGGCGTTCAGAATCTCCACGATGATTTTGGACTTGTAGGTTTTTGCGATTGCCAGTTTGAATGCCATGTCTTTTCTTCTTTCAAATAGAAAAAGCCCGCAGGCGCGGGCTTTGGAATAGGTATGCGGTGACGCCAGGTGCTGGCGTCGGGGGTATTGCTAGCGGAATGTCAGCACGACCTCGTCGTTGCCGATGTTCGGCTGGATGTCCAACTTGGGACTGATGACGGCCAGGCCGTCCGATTCGCTGAACGATGGGTCCAGCAGTTGCACCTTGGGCGCCGCGATTTCAACGATGTTGCCGGGAACCTTGCCGTGCACCACCGACAGGGGGCCGAGAACGCCGTTGACGATGGTGGTGTACCAGTCCTTCGTCGCGACGCTCTCCAGCTCCATCGCATAGGAGCCGGTCGGCTGGCGGTCGGTGATCTTGACGCTCTCGCCGCCGATCACGTTGCGATACACCAGCGTGTTGGCCATGTCGATGCTGATGCTTTCCACCTTGCCGCTGACGCCATGCAGTTTCGCCACAGGCGTGTTGGCGGCGTTCACCGCGACCGGGTCCTTGAAGCCTGCGTAATCGACGCCGACAGGCAGTTGCGCATCGGAGGGCGTGCTGTAGAGGCCGGTGAACTTGAACTTCAGCACCGGGATGCCTTTCGCCTTGACCTCCAGCGACACCGAGCCCTTCGCGTCGGTCATCTTGAACAGCACGCCGTCGAGGTTGTAATACAGCGTGGCGAATTCCTGGCTTGCCGTGATCGGCGTGTACACCACGCTCTCGCCCACGGTGATGGTTTCGGCGAACGCGCATGCCCGCAGCAGCGCGCCGAACGCGGGCGCGGTGCCGGCCGTGCCGGAGCCGGCCAGCTCGATGTCGAAGCTGATCTCGCTATGCACCGCGATCAGCACGCTCCCCATGTTGCCGAAGTACGGCTTGATGTTGTTGCGCTTGGCGAATTCCGCCGACACCGGCTGCGCCGAAATGTTCATCGCCATCACCGCGTTGAGCACGCCTGTCGGCGCCGCATCCACTTTTTCTACCGGCTGCAGCTTGAACAGCAGCACCGCATTGCGCATCACCTTGCTCATTGCGCCACCTCCACCGCCGCGTCGGCATCGGCGACCGCGCGGGTGCGCAGGCCGATGGCCGGATGGAACACGTAGCTGCCACCGTGGCCCGCGAATTCATCCGTGACGGCCACGTCCGCCGGCTCGGTGGTGATTGCCGGCGCCACCGCCGTTACCAACTCATCGGCGCGCACCGGCTCGGCTTGGCGCATCGCATCCTGTTTCGTTTTCATGTTGCTCCCAAAAAAAAATGGCCCGCACGTGGCGGGCCGGATTCATCAAAATTTTTCTATCGCCGGGTGCGTACCCGGAAGTTCTGCACATAGGCATACACGCCCGCGTCGCCTTCGAACTCGGCGTCGCCGGCAAACTCGTCACCCATGAAACCGGGCAGCGCAGCGATGGCGTCCAGCGTCTTGCGCCGCAGGACGGCGATTTCCGCTTTCGATTTCGACAGCGTCGATACCACGATTTCATGCTGGTCATAACCGCCGCCCAGCACCCAGCCGGTTTCCGGCGTCGAATCGATTTCAAACACCAGCGCTGGCCAACTCGGTCGCGTCGGCAGTTCCACGGCATGCGTGTTCGCCAGCACCGTCAACAGGGCTTGATAGACCATTTCCTCAATCGTCATGCTCTGTTCGCCTTCGCTATTTCGGTGGCCAGGCGCGTCGCCATCGCCTCGATGGCGTCGGCACGCTTGTTCTCCAGCGCAGGCGCGATGAACGGCGTCGCCGACACGCGGCGCTTTAACCCGTTGCGTCGGCGCTGGTTGCGGCCCATGTAAACGTTCCTGCCTTTCTCCAGGAACCACCAATAGAACGGATCGTCCCGGTAGACGCTGGTGACCCGCCCGTTCTTGCCGACGACGAGCATCTTCCCGGCCTTCTTGCCGAGATCACGACCACGGCGCACCCCCAGGTTGTATTGCGTGAGGCCGTCCGGTGTCCGGTCACGCTTGATGACGATGTTTTTAATCAGCGCGCCGGTCAGCTTCAAACCCTGCGCCTGCGCCAGGCTGCGCGCCTCCTTGCGCAGCACCCCGCCGCCGGCCGCGACCATGTAGCGCGACGTCTTGGTGCGCATGCTCTCCGCCAAGCCGGTGAAGCCGGCGCGCAGGCCGCCAAGTCCCTCAATCCTTTCCGCCATTTACGCCACCTCGCTGCCGGCGTGCGCCGTGATCACCAGCTTTTCGTTATCCTCGTTCACGTTGTTCACATGGATGATGTTGAAGATGTTGCTCTTGTAGACGATGCGCATCGTTGAATTGATGTCGCGCCGATAGCGGATGGTGAATTCCGTTTTCTCTATCGGCTGCTCGCCGCCGTGGGTCGTTTGCCGCTTCTCGTCGCTCGGCAGGTTTTTCACGCCGGCCGACACTGTGCAGACGTCTGCACTGGTGTAAGCGGTGCCGCCGGCCGAGTCCTTGCCGGCAAGCTGCAACTGGAACGTGATGCGCTTCTTGAGTCGTCCCGCGCGCATCAGACCCCCATCCCGATACGGGAAGGATTAAGCAGCGTGCGCGAGCCTTTGGGCAGCTCCACGGCGCTCACGCCGATGACGCTGTCCTCGCGGTTTTCCCATAGGTGCCCCAGCATCAGCAGCACCGCCGCCTGAATGGCGGGATTGGCCACCATCGGCCGCTCGCCGGCAGTGCCCGCCGCGACCGCCGCATCGAGCGCCGCCGAGTCCACATAAGCGTTACGGTCTATGAAGTCGCACGCCGCTTGCTCGGCGGCGGCGAGGTAGAAGAGCACCATCTCGTCGTCTTCCGGATCGTCTACATGCAGATGCTTGCGCGCCAGGTTAAGACTGACCAGCGGCATCGCCCTGCTCCTGCTCGCCACCTTCGGCGGCGTCTTTGCCTTCGGCGCCGCCTAAGACGGCCTCAGTCGCCTTTACCGCCGCCGGCTGAGTGTTGGAGCCGGATTCGATCCGTTTCGCCGTGATGGCCTTCGTGGACGGCTTTGCGGCGTCTTTATTCTGCGGCGTGGATGCCGGCTTGCTGTCGGCGGTGCGCACGCGCAGCACCACGGCCGGTCGGGCCAGGCCGTTGCGGAACAAATCCTGCGCGCGGGCCTCGTCCACATCACGCTGTACGGCGCCGGGATGTACCCACGCGCCGGCCGATTGGTGCGACTTGGTGATTTCAATATCCATATTATTTGTGCGGGCAAGTCTCCCTGCCCGCCCTTTCCCAGGTTGAGATTACGGTTTGGCGAATGGGCCGTAGACGAACGATTGCGGACGGTGCACGGCCAGCGCCAGGCGCTCCTCCGCGCGGATCGTCACCATGCCCTCTTTGAAGTTGTCGCCGTCCTCGGTCGACACCTCGACGTTCGCCTCTTCGCGGTCGAACACCTGCGCGGCCATGTTGTAGGCGCCGACCATGAAATGACCGTCCGGCATGGCGTTGGTGTCGATGATCGGCAGGCGCCACAACATCGGTTCGGCGCCGGTGCCGACGTTGACCCAGATGTATTGGCCGGTGTCGTCCTTCTGCAACTCGATCTCCGCCCAGTCCACCGGATTCAATACGACGGCGCTCGGGCGGTACTCGGCGATGCGGCATTGCAGGATCGCGCGGCGCAGCGTGTCGATGCGGGTGTCGCCGGTCTTGCGCAGCGCGTCGTTGAACGTCGACGCCTGCGGGATCAGGCCCAAGATGTTTTGACCCACGCCGTCGCCGCCCAGCAGCTTTTCTTCCTCGGCATACTTCAGACCATAGCGGGCGCGCCCGTCGATGTAGCTTTGCAGCAGCGGGATGTCGTCCAGCACCTGGCGCGACGCCTTGAAGAAGTGCGCGATGGTGCGCACCGGCGCCATGACCAGGTCGAAGCTCAGGTCCGACTGCGCGCGGCGCGCGCCCTCGGCGACGGCGGCCGCCATGTTCTGGAAGCCGCTTTCGCGCACGTACTCGACCGAGTTCGAGCCGGTGCGACCTGGCATGATCAGGTCGCGGATGGTGAATTCGCGTTGCGGCGGCGCGTTGATGCCCTCCAGCCGGTCCGGACGGATGGCGGCGCCCACGCCGCCGGTGCCGGTCGTCCCGCTGTTGATGCTGGTCACCGCCTTGAGCGACATGCGCGCGGTGCCACGGCCGCCCTTGGCCAGCAGCGCCTTGAAGTCGTCCGACTCCGAGAACATGGTGCCGACCGACTTGATGATGGCGCCGTCCTGATTGCCGCGACGCGCCAGCTTTTGTTCAACTTCCAGCAGGCGGTCTTGCATCTCGACGCCGCCCTCGGACAGCTTGAGCAGCGCGGCGGTCGTCTCGGCGCTCACCTTGCCCAGGTCCTTGATTTCGGCTGTCGCCTTTTCGCACCAGCCTTTGATCTCGGTGTCGCGGCGCTCCAGCGAGTCGGTCAACTGCTTCAGTTCCAGCTGGTCGTCCGCGCGCTGGCCCGCGTTCTTGCGTTGCATCGTGCGGTCTTGGGTATTCATGTTCATGTTGCGTCCTTAAAAGGTAGGAAGGGAAAATTTGTTCGCCTGCTGTACCAGCGCGGCGATGTCGCTCTTTTCATCGTTGCCGGCGTCGGGCCGGTGCAGATGTTTCAGCCCACGGTTTGCGATCACCGCGGACTGAGATTTCGAGAAGCCCGCGCCAACCAGGAACTCCTCAAAGTCGGATACATCGGGCAAGTCGCCGCGTGCGATGCGCGACTTGATCGTTTCGACGCGCGCGTCGTCGTTGGCCGGCGTGGTGACGATGCTAATTTCCACCAGCTCCAGTTCGAGCAACGTGCGGATGCCGGTCTTCTCGTCGTAGCTACTGCGCCGCACGTAGTAGCCGATGGACAGGCCCGTGATGGTCTTGGTCTGCATGCCCTTGTATGCCAGGCGTGCGTACGGCGCTTCGTCCAGCCACAACTCGCCGTCGCCCAGCAGACCGCGCGCGTCCTCCTTGAGCGATGCCCACGCGCCGATGGGCTCCCCGGTGCGGTGCTGCCACAGGATGGGAATGGCGCGGCCACTGGCGGCCAGTTCCTCCAGACTGGCCTTGAAAGCGCCGGGCGCCACCACCTCGTTGTAGCTGTCGACCACGCCGAACACCGAGCCGTAGCCGGTGAACACGCCTGATTCCGACACCGCCTTGACGTCGAGGTCAAAGCTGCGGATTTTGAATACCGCGTTCTTACGTTTCATTGCTCTCCTCAAAGGCCGGCAATTCCAGCCAGTTCAAAATTGCTTGTTTCGCCGCCTTCGCGGCCGATGTCACCTTGCCCAGCATCCCCAGGGGAACGAGGTTGCTTTGCACGGTGAGCTCGTCGCCGCCTTCGAGCGGCGGCCGGTTCTCCAACTCCCGGATTTCGTTGCGCGTCATCCAGCCGTTTTGCGCGGCCGATGCGTACAGCGCCGCGCGCGCGGCCGAGTCGGCGCGCATCAGCCCCTCCAGGTTGAATTCGGCGAAGTAACGGCGGCGGTCCGCCGGCTTGAGCAAGCTCTTCTTGATGCCCTGCTCGATGCGCGTCAGGTAAGGGCGAAGCGCGAAGGTCAGGAAGCCGATCATTTGCTGTTCCAGACCTGTGCCCCAGCTGGTGGACTTCTCGCTATGGCCGATCATGAAAGGCGGCACGCGATACCAGCGGCAAATCTCTTCGATGTTGAACGCGCGCGTTTCCAGCATCTGCGCGTCTTCCGGGTTCATCGACAGCGGCACGTACTCCGCGCCGCCTTCGAGCACCATCAACTTGCCGGTGTTGGCCGTGCCGACCAGATCCTCCAGCAGGCTCTCCCGAATTTCCTTGCGCTGCTCCTTCTTGAGGATTTCCTTCATCTTCAAGGCGCCACCGGCGCGCATGCCGTTGGCGAACACCTTGCCGCTGGCCTCGTCCGCCGACATCGCCGCGCCCAGGCTGTTGCGGGCGTAGGCGATGGGCGATAGTCCGATCAGGCCGTCGATTCCAAAACCCTTGACGTGGAAAATCTCGTCCTCGGTGTACTTCTTGACGCCGGCCGTGGTCACATACGAATAGAACAGCGCGCCGTTCTCGTCGGTCTTGACCGTCATGCGATCCGGCCGCAGCGGGTCGAGCGACACGATGCGCCCGCCCGCGTAGCTCTTAAGGCAGTAGGAATTGCCCCATAGGCAGAGCTGCGCGATCACCGCCTCCCAAAATTCCACGGCGGTCATGTTGGCGTTAGGCTGATCGTGGATCAGCGTGTACAGCCAATGGTCCCGCACAACCGTGCGCCGCCCCTTCGCGTCACGCTCGTAGACGCTCAGCGGCAGCGTGGCGATTGTTTCCGAAATGAGCCTGACGCACGCCCACACGGTCGCCAGCTGCAGCGCCGATTGCACGTTGACGCTCTTGCCGGAATAGGAGCTGCCGCCTCCGCCGCCCGAGGACAGTGTCGCGACCGCCCCGGCGATGGATTTCTTCAGCCATGCGATGGCCTTGGTCTTTAGATTCATTGCGTGATTACCCGGTTGAAAATGAAGTCATCGAGGTTGCTTTCCTCGGTGCCTGATACGGCGCGGCTCAGAGCCATGACGGTGGCGACGATGCCGTCGATGCGCCCGTTGGCGTTCGACTTCTTCTTGTCCGGCCTGAAGTTGCCGTTGGAGTCGAACAGCAGCGCCGTGTTGACCGCGCACCAGCGCAGCACTGGATTTGCTCCGTGCCGCAATTTGAGTCCGTAGACCAGTTCCTCCAGGCGCTTGCTGCCGGGGTACATGCCGCCGGTGTTCTGCGGCACCTCGACCAGCGGCACGTCCTGCTCCAGCAACTCGTTGGCCAGCTGCAGCGCGTTCCAGCGGTCGAAGCCGATCTCCTGCACGTCGTAGTCCTGCATCGACTGCAAGATGCGCGCTTTGACCGGAACGTAGTCGGTTACGTTGCCAGGCGTGCCCGTCAACCAGCCCGCCTCCTCCCACGCCTTGTACGGCGCGGCGTCTTCGTCGGCCTCCGTCTCGATTTTTTCCTTCGGACACCACATCCAGACCAGCACATACCAGTCGCCGCCGTCCTCTTCGGGCGGAAAAACCAGCGAATAGGCGGTCAAATCCCGCGTCGACGCGAGGTCAAGACCGCCGAAACACCTGCGGCCCTTGAGTATTTCGGGGTCGAATTTCTTGCCGCCCTTGTCCCACACGCTGATATCGAACCATCCATCGGCGCTGTTGCACCAGATATTCAGGTCTTTGGTCAGGAAATTGGCCCGCGCACCGGGCAAAGCAGCAGCCTTGCGGGCCATACCGCGCATGTACTCCAGCGTTTTCGACTTGCCCAGGCCCGGATTGGCCTTGATCCAGTTCGATTCCTTGAACGGGTCGTCGTCCGCGTCCAGCGTGTAGACGTAGCCGAAATAGGCGTCGTCCATCCGCTTGCCTTCGAGGACGGAAATCAGATACGCGCGTTGCTCCGTGCAGATCCCGTCCAAGATGAAGCCGGCCGTCGTGATCGCCGACAGCAGCGGATGAAAGCGCGCGCCCAGCGCCGACTCCATCACGTCCCACACGTCCCGGTGCTTTTGGGCGTGCAGCTCGTCAAACAAAATCGCCGAGGGGTTCAGGCCATCGAGGTTTTCCGCGTTGGCCGGCAGCGGCGCGAACACCGAGTTGTCGTCCAGCTCGACCTTCTCCTGGTTCAAGCCGGCGAACACCTTGAACGAACGCGCCACGCCTTTCGAGCGCCGTACCCAGCGCTTGATATTGTCGAAGGCTGGCTTGAATACCGTCATGGCCTGCGCCCGCGTGGTCGCCACCGCGTACACCTCGGCGCCGATCTCGCCGTCCATCGAGAACAGATAGGCGCCTTGCGGTCCTTTCCACGTGCTCTTGCCATTCTTCCGCGCCACCTCCTCGTAGCCGCGATTGAAGCGTCGGCCGCCATCGCTGGCGCGTCGCCATCCGTACAGCACAGCCGTCCAGAATTTCTGCCACGGATCGAGCAGGATCGGCTTGCCAGCCAGCGGCCCCTTGATGTGCACGAAGAATCGCTCGATGTATTGGATGATGTGCCAGCCGTGCGCCGGCACGAACACCAGGCCGCGCTTGCCGCCGTTCACCAGGTCTTCGTAGTGGCGCTTCACCGCCAGGTAGACATACCGGCCGGTGACGATCTCGCCGCGCAGCACCGGCAAGCCGTACGCTTCGTCCCACTCCTCCAGCTCGGCCGGCGTCAGTTCAGCGAGGCGCTTCTTGGTGAGTTGGTGCCGTGGTTTACGAGGTCGGCGAACAGGTCGTCCTGCCCCGCCTTTTCCCCCGAGTCCTTGCGGACCCGCGCCAGCGAAGGGATTGTTAAGCAAAGTTTGGGTAGCCATTGGCCCAGCTCCATCTTGAGGCGTTTTTCGTCATCGGCCCAAGGTGTCGGCGTGGCCCATCCAGTCTTCGAAGTCTGAGAGCGGCCTTTCTCATCGCACTCACGGCATGCGGCGTGATACTGCATCAGCGTCCGGGCCGTGACGGCGATGGTGATGCCCGACGTCATATGCTCAATGCCAACGATGCAGAGGTGCTCGCAGATGTAGCCGTAGATCTCCAGCTCATCGCCGCTGAGACCAAAAGACGGAGGTGGCGCCGGCGAGGTAAGTGCATGGCCCGGCTTGGGCACGGTCGCGCTACCTGGTGGGAGCGCCGTTGCGAAGTACGCTTTTAGGTTCATGTGATTTCTTTCAGCCGCACGAAGGGTCGACAACGCGAAGTGCGCGGCGGTGAGGTACTGCTGTTTAAACCCCCAGGGGGTAGTTTTCGAGTTTCATAAAAATAGACCTAAGCTGACGGTTTCCACCGCGCAGCCCTCAGACTTTTGACCCGCCCTCCCCCTCACGGCAGGGCTGGACGCCATCGACCACGCGCGGATTCAGCGCGACTCTTTTCGTCATGGCATGGGGCACACAGGCCCTGGACGTTCTCGTCCTCGTCCTGACCACCTTCAGCCAAGGGGATGACGTGGTCACGTTCGGTCGCCTCGGCGACGCGCCCTTGCCTGTCGCACTCGGCGCACAATGGCGAACGAGCGAACAGGGCCGCGCGCATCGTTTGGAGACGGCGGCCGGTTATGCGCTTCGTCGCGGCGACCGGCTTGACCCACGGTTCACGCGGATGCCTGGGGCAGCGCCCGCTGGCGTCACGCACCAGGGCGTTGCAGCCAAGCTGAGTACAGGGGCGTGGTGCTGATCGCGGCATGGCGCTCCTCGTGCCGTGCAGACGTCTGCACTTGAATAAGAAAAGCCCGGCGAACCGGGCTAAGAAACGAACAATATGGAATCCACCGCTGTGTTGCGGATTGAGACAGATCACCGCCTTTCGCTGTTGAGAATTCTGCGATGTTACTGATACGGCTTTTTTTTGCGAAACACCGGACGAAAAAAAAGAGCCACGTCTTCGACTGGCTCTCTGTTATCCGACGATTAATCGCACTGAACAGTGCTAGCTTTCACTTAGCAGTAACGCCTGTGAAGGAAAATCATGCTTACTTACCGAAGTGCCGTCAACGAACCAAACACACCTGACTTCACCATCACTCAAAACATATGTGACAGTCATTGTCGGGCCTCCGGACTTCAACATCACTGTGTCACCTACCGCAAAGCTCATGATCCCTCCAGTAAAAATATGTATCGAATGAGCAATGTATCATACCGGCGAACAAACGCCTCCATCAAGGAAGCGTCGATTCGACAGTAGGCACGGGACGCCCCGGCAGGCAAGTTGTAGAGCGAATGGTATTCGCCTCGTCCAGCTTTTTCAAGATGGCTTTGAGATTATTTTCTGCGCGGGCGATCACCAAGCGCACGTGCGGGCCGCGCACACCCTTCAATCTCATACGGATACGCGCCTCATCGAGCCCATAGATATGGCGGCACTTCAACGCCATGCGGTCGTTGAAATCACCCAACTGACGGTAGGCAGCTTCGATCAACCAGCCGTCCAATTGATCAGCGGTCACCAAGCCACGCAGCGGCTTGATTTTCGCTTCGAGCACATCCTGCGGTGGCGGTGCTTCCGACGTCCGCAGCGCCACATACCACTTCGCCCAGCTGGCGCAACACGCCGACGCCGCGCTGCTGCCGCCACTCACCACCCGCCGCCAATTGTCCATCCGCGCTTCAAACTCTTTCATCACGATCCTATGCTCTGTTTTGGTCCACACTGCCGCCCGACCAGTGTGGTATGTCGTTTTTCTAAACCCTCAACACCGTCAACACTACCCCCCACATCGGAGAGCCTGATTTTTACTAGCTTTGTTGAGAGTATTGATAGTGTTGATAGTTAAATTTGAATTGATATAAATAATTTCCCGCCGCCCTGCTACTTCTTTCCGTCGCTCAGCCTTTACGTGCGCGTGAGTGAAACAAAAACCGCCAATACTGCCCATACCGCCAACATCCCTAGTATTCATGCGGGTTTGCGATGTGGGGGGTTTGTGATGATGTGGGCGCTTAACCGTCAACATCGACAAATCCTCTACTCTTGTACGTCTTGAGCGCGGACTCGAACAGCGCGCATGCCGGCTCGGCCCAGTCCCTCAGCGTCTTATCCTTCGGTTGCTCGCCCACCAGGAACACAATGCGCTGCTTGACCACATGCCCCAGTTCGTACTTGAGCGGATGCTTCTTCAGCGCCGCGCCGGCGTAGCGTTCAACGGACGGGCTGAACATCGTCTGCGTGGTGTAGCGCGACTCGCCGGAACGCGTACACCAGGTTTGAAACGCCTCGTAGAGCTGCGTGACGCCAACCGTGATAAAGGGCAGCGGCAGCAGGCCCGTCGACCATTCGCGGTAGAAGCGCTCGGCCGGCGCCAGGCTCTTTTCAATCAGCTTGTCTTTAGCGTCGTTGTAGATGGGCTTCGTGTGTTCATTGAAGTCGCCCATGTCCAACTCGTACATCAGGTAGTGATAAAAAGCCTCTATCCCGCCCTGCGCGATCTCCTCCGCCACGCTGACGTAGAACTCCTTGGTCAATGCCGGCGGCGTCCACACAACCAGGTAGCGACGGTCGGTCTTGTCCAGCGCGAGCGGTTGCAGTTCGTTCGACAGGAACACGAAGTTCATCTGATTGCGCTCGCTGTGTTCCGGCAACCCTTTGGGATTGATGATGATCGTGTCGCCGGATACCAAATACTTCAGCTTGCCTTTCATCTGCTTCAGCTCGGCCCGCGTCACCACTTCATCGGCCACCATGAACAGCTTCATGGATGCCCAGTCATTGAAAGGTGCCTCCAGCTGTTGATTGCCGATCACATAGCCGTACTCGCCGTAGATCGCCTTGACGACCTTCTCGAAGAAGAAATTCTTACCTGAGCCTTCATCGCCGTGCATGATGATCGACGTCTCAAGCTTGGCGCCGGGATTGCGCAGCGGGTAGGCCAGCCATCGCGCGATCCAGTCGAACATGTCGTCGTTACCGTCGACCAGGTGAAGCAGCAGCGCCTGTATCTGGATGCACTTTCCCGCCTTCGGCGTCATCTGCCATCCGCTGAAAAGGTTGACTGTCGCTGTCGGCCCGCTGCGTGCCGGACTGGGCGTCTCTGTCGGATCGAAAACGATGTTTTTCTTCAGGACCCACTTGCGCGCCTCGCCGCCCCAAAACTTCATGACGTCATTGTTCTGCACCACCGTGCGCATCGCGGATAGCTTCATGAGCATCCGCTGCCGGCAGTCCCAAACCAAGTCTTCGCCGTAGATCAGGATGAAGTTGTCGAGCACGTCCTCCACCGCCAGCCAGTGTTCGGCGCCATAAATCTTCTTCGGCTTGTCCTTCTTGACGACAGCGCCCGCCCCCTCCCCCCCGGCGAAAAGCGGCGCGCTCTCGCCAAAGGGAATGTCGTCCATCCCGGCCGGCTCGCTCTCGTCGTCGCCAAGCGGATAGTCGTATGTGGCCACCATCGATTCGACGGCGGCCGGGAAAGGGTCAGCGGCGTCGACCACTGCGACTTCGACGGCTTGGCCGTCGTTCTCGGGGGCCTTCGCCCCCGCTTGAATTAACCCCTCTCCTCGCTGGGCGTGCCCAGCGCTGATTACGCCGCCGTCGCTTCCAGCGGGGGGCGGGGGGGCGTCGGACGAGCGGGCGGCTTCGCTTGCGCCGGGGGGGCGGGGGGACAAAGAACCAGGCTTGATAGGAGGAGGAAGGACTGAGCGCGGCGGCTTCCAGCCACCATCAAGGGCCATCTTGAAGATAGTCGCCTCGGTGATGTTGACGCCACGTTTACCAAACGACGCCCAGCGCTTTTTAAGCTCCTCTTCTCCGCCGTAGCTTTCGGCGCGCGACGACCAGTAATCCCACACGCGGAAGCCGTTCTCGCCCAGGGCGCTGTACAGCGCCATACCGACGCGAATCCATTGGTCATGGCCCTCCGGGCTGATATGAACCAGGGCGCCGTCGAGACGCGCGCGGAGGTCGCTCGCGCCGGGGGGAAGGGGGGCCGACGTGTTGGCACGCGCTGGAGTAGCAGCAGGGCGAGCGCCACGGACAAGGACGCGCAGGCGGTCAAGCTCGCCGTCCGAAATCGGATTGATCGCGGACGGCGAGCCGGACAACTGGCGGCCGGTGAAGGTGAAGAACTGACTGGAGCAAAACACCTCCAGGCCAATCTCATTCGATTTAAAGGTCGTGGTGGCGCCGGCCACGATGATGTGGATACCGGTGCCCGAAGGCGAATACTCGGTGTACGAATCACAGCCGGCCATCGCTTGCAGGGCCAGCTCGGTGACCTCGCCCGTCTCCAGGTCGATGCACTTGTCGATGTCGACGCCGATCAAGCCATCGCCAGCGAGGAACGCAAAGCCTATCCCGGTGTAGTGGCCTTGGGACGCCGCCAGCGTGGCCAGGGCGACGTCGAGCGTGACGAGGCGGCTACGGTCGGCCTTGTCGCCCTGCACTCCGTAGCGCTTCTTACCGTTCACCCAATACGGAACCTTCAGCGGCTTTGGCTTCGCTGGGTTCGGGTTCGGCTCGAAACGCCAGACGAGCCATTGAGGCCGCTCACGCAGCTCTTGTGGAATAGCGGCGAAATCAGGCATTCGATACAACCACTCCAGGGCGATACGCGATACGCTGATCGGCGATCAGGGATGGGATCGCGCGGAACTCGTCGCCCTCCGGGCGCAGGGGGCGCGGGGGAAAATGCTTTGCGATGTTCAGCGGGCGCATTGGCGGCACATAACGAGGACCGGCCGGCAGAGCAGGCTCTTGCGGGGCCTCCGCCTTTGGGATTCCCAGGTATGCGCGGCCAGCTGCTGTGACCGTGCAAAGCGCGCCTTCAACCGAGATCAACTCTGCGCGCTCCAATCGATCGACAACCGGGCCGCAAAAGCCCGCTTGCTTCGTCTTCCAATTCAGCACACGCATCCAGACTGGAATCAGCGCATGGCCGCCGATGTTCTGCAGCGCGCGGAGGGCAACGTGCGCGGAGCTTTCGCGGCGCGGGAGGTCATGATTAGCCATGAGCCACCTCCTCTGCAGGAGCTTTCACTTTGACCGTGTTGGTACTGCGGCAGTACATGCTGAACATCAGCGCCTGCAATTGCTCGACCTTGCGATGCAGTTCCGCGCCGTGCGCTTGTATATCGGTGCGCTCGGTCGTATCGATGACGCCATCCTCAATCGCTTTCATAAAGAGCTTGAAGTGCTCGCCAAGCTGGGCGTACATATCGTTGAACATCAGCTGAACCGATTCATTCTCGACCTGACCGATGTCCGGAAAACGGACGAAGGTTCCACCGCTGGCCGCCGCCAGCGCCTCGACGAACAACGTGGTGCCCGACAACTCTTGCAGCGTCAGCTTGTCGTTGGTCGACAGCGTCTGGCCTTTGGTTTCATAGACGCGATTGCGTAGCGCGTTCTCGGTCATGCCCAAGTGTGCAGCCGCAACCGTCCAGCCGCCATTTACTGCACTCACCATTCTTACTACTGCTTTGCGGAGATCCATACTATTCCCTAGAAATTATGGTTTTTACATTCATCGTTCAGAACTACACTTCGATCCATCAATGACGCGACGCGGAAGCTTTAACCGTTCCCCGAAGATAGGCCCAGTCGACGTCCGGTCGTAAAGCCTCGCAGCGGACCCTGCCCGACACGAGTTTTTCAAGCGTTGGGCAGTGTTCTGCGGGGATTCGACGGCCAGGCAATTTCCACTGCCCGACAGCGCCTTTAGTAACGCCGAGGTGTGCCGCGACCGCCTGCATGGAGCCAACAAGCGCTATGACTTCGTCTAATGGAGTAGTGTTCATTGGGTTATGGAAATTAAGCCAGAGCCGAAGTCTAGTTTTTCTATACTTTTAAGTCAAGTTTTTCTGTCCCTAATCGGTATAGGAAACCTATACGATCTCAAACATGGAAATTAAAGACGAAATAGCAACATGGGTTCGGGCAGCCAGAAAGACGGCTGGCCTATCCGGGGAGGCGCTAGGCGCCAAGCTCGCATTGGAGCTGAGGACCAGTCGCGGCAATACAAAGGGGAATATATCGCACTGGGAGCTAGGCAAACATCAGCCCAGTATTTCCCAGTTGATTGCAGTGAGCAAGATCACAGGGCAACCATTGCCTCCGTCAGTACTGGAGAAAAGTTCCAGCGAGGGGGATTTCGCTACGGGCGTGTTGGAACAGGTTCCTGCTGCGCCAGGCTATGAATTTTTCTTCGGACATATCGTCGCTGCGCTCAAAGAGCGCGACGTGCCGCCACATATCCAAAGCACGATCATAACGTTGCTAGACACTTGCCCTGTCCGTAAAAAGTAACAGCCTACACGCCGCCCCCCTCGTCGTCGGGCCGGCCTATCCGTATTGACACGACGCCACGTTCGTAGCGGTCCATCAATTCTCGAATCAGTTCCCCATCCGTATAGTCGCCTAGCGGCCGCTCGGTTGCCTCCACGCTGTCGGTGAGCCTGTGGATAATCTCCGCATTGATGGAGCGCGCACCCTCGCGCGCGTGCTTCGCTATTCGCAGCTTTAAATCGGCAGGCATCCGCAGGCCAAATGGGGCTATGTCTCTACTCATGGAAAAGCAGTGTAGATAAATGGAGCGATACCCGATAGCTACACGGTGAAGCCATCCGCATATAATTGCAGTCTTTAATAATTATTTGTGGAAACACTAGATGCAAACTGATAACACAGAAGCACTCGAAGACGAACAAACTGGAACCGCTTCCGTGTTCCCAGGGGTTCAGGTTGTCGTGGCAAAAGATAGTGCAATTGAGTACCTGCAAATGCGGACTGCTCAATTGAGTGCCCTCAACCACCTCCTGACATCCGGCGACTTCGACGGCTGGGATCATACTATTAAATCGGATGCAAAGTGGCTTGCGGCAACATTGGCAGCAGAGGTAAGTCAGCTCATGAGTGTTGTTACATTTGGATAGATTTACACTTCGCATCATTTCAAAGTATAGTTTTTCTTTACTTTGAAGAATAGATTATCTATACTTTTGCTCGTATCACTACTTGATAGGAGCATGACATGGTCACAGAAGAATCTAAATCGACTCGTTTTACAACGCTTAGCCTCTCAGAAACTCCGGTAGTCCGCACTCGCGCCATCGCTGCCGATCCATATGCAGGCCTCAAAGGTCATGCTTACATCAAAGCACGAAACCTTTCACAACCAGTTCCGCGTGTGCAGACGTCTGCACACAACAGTCTGGAAACGGGAACGGAGGTCTGCAAATGACTTCCAGCTCCCGCCTCACCCTCGCTAACGGCAGCTACCACGATTGCTCCGCTGCGCTCACCGCATCCTTCCACACGCTTTCCATCGCCGCAGGCAACGCGGTTGAGCTGCTGACGGCGGCAGGCTTCGCAGGCATGCCAGGCGACACAGCGGACGAGCTGCGCCTGGCTATCGCTCGCCAGCAGCATTTGCTGTCCGAGTTTAACGTCAAGGTCCGCACCGAAGCCGACACCACCCAATACAAGGCACAAGCGGCGTCTAGCTATGACGCCTACGAGGCAGCGGCCGACAAGCAAGGCGACACCCCTTGCAGCATTTCCGTTCAGCCTGCCGCCCCCGACGACCGCTCACTGATGGCGGCCCATCAAAGCCTGCGCATTGGCGGCACGCTTGAGACTGCCCTCAAGAACCCTGCCCTAAACATCGCCCTGCACTCATACGCGCGCAAGCATCCGCACCGTGCCGCCGCAATGGACCGCAAACGCGCAGCCGCTAACGATCTCGATTAACACATCCAGAAAATCATAATGCAAACTACTTCTTCAGCCGTGAGTGCAGCTCTCACTATCCTGCCACCACCGCAACTGCCGGCGACGACGGATCAACCTATCGTAGTCAACGAGCTTGTGATGGACGACGGTTCCGCGTTCGGCCATTTCAACTTGGCGTACATCCGAATCTCTTACACCAACCGTAAGCGCTTCAACCTGCCAGCGTTGACCGAACTGGCGGAGAGCATTAAAGCTATTGGCCTCGCTCAGCCTATCCTTATTCGCCCAGTCACGCCTACGCCTGAGGCGCCGCAGCTGTATGAGGTGGTCGCCGGCGAACGCCGTTATCGCGCGGCGATCATGGCCGGCTGCGTCAGCATACCAGCGATGTGTCGCTCTTTGACCGACTTGGAAGCAGCCAAGCTCCAAATTCTGGAGAACCTTCAACGCGAAGACCCGCACCCAATGGAGGAGGCTGAAGGCTTCGAGCGCTTGATGCTGACTCACGGCTATACCGCCGATCAACTGGCGAATGACCTCAAGCATAGCCGCACTTACGTGTACAACCGATTGAAACTCTGCCGCCTGGCGCTCGATCTCCGCGAGCAGTTTATGGACAGCAAATTCGAAGCGGCTACTGCCGAGTTGTTGGCCCGACTTCCGAGTCCAGAGATGCAAAGGAAGGCAGCAAAGGACATTTTGAAGCCGGACTATCGGGGAGAGACGATGTCGGTGCGAGCAGTGAAAGAGCATCTGCGTCACCACTACACCGTAGAGCTGAAGGGTTGCGTGTTCTCGATCAAAGATGCGAGCTTGCTTCCCGCAGCCGGCCCTTGCACGGCCTGCCCGAAACGCAGCGGCAACCAAGCCGACAGCGACGAAAAGACCGGCAACGTTTGCATGGACCCTTCCTGCTTCCGCGAGAAGGAACTCGCGCATTCCACAACAGCTAGGCAGCAAGCGGAAAACCGCGGCCAAACCGTATTGACCGGAGAAGCGGCGAAGAAGATCAAACCGCATCCGTCGAGCGACCTGCGCAGCGGATATTCCGACGTCGACAGCACGATGCACATCGGTGGCCAACAGACCTCATACCGCAAGCTGTTGGGCAAAGGCATCGCGAGCACGGTGCTGTTAGAAGACCCGTACAAACCCGGCAAACTGATCGAGATCGCGAAGACGAGCGAACTGGAAGAGCTGATGGCTGAGATGGCCGGCGCTGGCAAAACGCCAGCAGCTCAGGAGGCATTGCGAAAGGCCAAGGAGAAGAAACAGGAACAACAGGCGGCCATTGAACGTCAATACCGCCGCAACCTCTTCACCGCCGTACACGATGCCGGCGTGCCCATAGGCGATCCTTGGGACGTGCGAGAAGTCGCTGTACTGCTGGTGCGAAATTCACCAAGCTCGGAGGACGGTTTCATTCGCAAACTGTATGGCTGGACCGGCAAGGAGTTTGAAGGCGGATATGTTGATCGTCGCTATGTCAGCACCATGGAGGCGATCAGCGCGCACATCCGCACGATGGAGACTGAACAGGTCCACCAGCTAATCCGTGACATGACCCTCGTGCGCGACTTGGGCGTCAATACCTACACCGGCGCAGCAGAAGCGCCTGAGCGCTTGCTCGCAGCAGCGGCCGCGCACGGCATCGACGCCGCCGGCATTAAGGACGAGCTGGTCAAGGCTGCGAAGGAGAAGGAAAAGGCCAAGGCGAAGAAGGCCAAGCCGAAGGCGGCAAAGACGAAGCCCCCCGCGCAAGGCGACTTGCTACGCACCACGACGGCCAAACCTGCCAGGGCTAAAAAAAGCGACTCGACTTCCATTAGCGTGTCCTCGCTGGACACCGAGGAAGCATTGCGCGCTTTCTTTGTCGCACGGCCACAATGCCTGCCCGATGTCGCGGCGGAGATCGTTGCAAGTTACCCGGATCGCGTTGGCATCCTGGAGGCGGCCGCGACCGCAGCCGGCTATAGCTACAGCAGCGCGGGATGGAACAAGATCGACACGTTGCAGGCATGCGACAGCGAGCAGCCGGCCACCACAATCGCCGTCGAGCCAGCCCAGGCCAGCCAACAAGCTGAGCGTCCCAAGCTCCAGCTGAAGATCAAACCGACCAGCGCCGAGACGCCGGCAGATGGTCCAGTTATCAAGGTCAAGAAGCATCGCACGCTTACCGTGCCGACCCCAGCAGAATCCACCGAACAGAGCAACTAAGGAGCACCACATGGACCGCAACATCATCCCAATTCAAAATGCATATGCAGACCACGAAGAGGCAGCCGCAGCGGCCTGCTACGAAGCAGCACAGCAGGCCGGCCACACCGAGGAACACGCCGATCAGTGCGACGACGGAGCGCATGCTTGCGCGAAGTGCCCATTCGCTACAAGCAACCAGGTGCAACAATGAGCGCCATGTTTGAGCTGTCGATCAGCAGCGAAACGCTTACCGAAGAAGAGGTGAACGAAATATCCGGCTGCATCCGCAAAAGCGACCAGGCCGAATGGCTGACAAAAAATGGATGGGTATTCTTCCAAAACCGCGCCGGCACGCCAAAGGTCGGGCGACTGTACGCCAGGCTGCGGATGGCCGGCATCAACCCCGCATCACTCGCGGCGCCGGCAGCAGGCGGATGGCAGTTCGATGCCTCTAAAGTTCGGTAAGGGACGACAATGCGACCAAAATCAACAGGGAAGAAGCTGCCGCCGCGAATGCTCCAGCGAAACCGAAAGCTCAAGTCAGGCGCTATATGGATCGGCTACTACTACAGCGGCCGCGACGAGAACGGCAAGCGCAAGGAGTTCGCGCTGGGCACCGATCTCAACGAGGCGAAACGCAAGTGGGCGCAGCTGGAGTGCAAACCGATCCCCACGGACGCGACGCTGATGGCTTTCGTCTTCGACCGCTATATCAAGGACATTCTTCCGATGAAGGGAGTCAACACGCAGCGGGAGAACAACGGCTCGATCAAGCAGTTGCGCCAAGCGTTCGGCAATGCGCCGATTGACGCGCTGACGCCACAGCACATCGCCAGCTATCGCGACGCCCGCACCGCCAAGGTACGCGCGAACCGCGAGGTGACGCTGCTTTCTCACATCTTCAACATGGCGCGGGAATGGGGCTACACGACCAATGAGAACCCTTGCCGAGGCATCCGCAAGAACAAGGAGAAGCCGCGCGACTTCTACGCGGACAAAGCGGTGTGGGACGCGGTCTATCGCCATGCGAGCGTCGAGCTGCGAGACGCGATGGACTTGAACTATCTGACTGGCCAGCGGCCGGCAGACGTGCTGAAGATGGCAGACCTAGACATCAGCAACAACGCACTGCTTGTCCGCCAAGCCAAGACGGGAAAGCTGTTGCGCATCATGCTGTACCAGGGCGAGATCAAATCAGAGCTGGCCAATGTCATTGAGCGTATTCAAGCTCGCCCAGGCCGCAAACGCGGGTCATACTTGGTATCATTGCCGGACGGCCAGCAGCTGAACAAGTGGAATCTTCGCCTGCGCTTTGACACTGCCCGAAAAGCGGCTATCGAGGCATGCAAGAAGGCGGAGCAGCACGTCCTCGCCGAGCGGATTGCTCTCTTTCAGTTCCGCGACATTCGGGCCAAGTCCGCCAGCGAGATCGTGGACGCGGCAGACGCAAGCGCGCTGCTCGGGCACACCGAACAGGTGTAGTGATCGCGACTTGATCTGACAGTTACCCGGTTTGAAGCCTGCGACTGTCAGGTCAAATTCAGCTGTTCAGTGTGGTGATTTTATCGCGCCACGCCTCCTTTCCGTCAACTAGAGTTTGCATCGGCGTGCGCCCGCAGCACATCTTGCCTTGATGCGTGCGCTCGTTGTTGTAGTAGGCGATCCAGTCATCCAGGTCGGCTTGCAGCTCTTCGATGCTGCGATAGATCTTGCGCCTGAACGCGACCTGGTAGAACTCCTGCAGAATCGTTTTATGGAAGCGCTCGCAGATGCCGTTGGTCTGCGGATGCCGGACCTTGGTCTTCGTGTGCTCGATGTCGTTCAGTGCCAAATAGAGCTGATAATCATGCGACTCGGCTTTGCCACAGAACTCTGTGCCGCGATCGGTCAGCACACGAATCACGCCCATGCCTTGCTCCTCCATGAACGGCAGCACGCGGTCATTCAATAGATCGGCAGCAGTGATCGGGGTCTTGGTGTTGTAGAGCTTTGCAGCAGCCCACTTTGAATAGGTGTCGACGTAAGTCTGCTGGTAGATACGGCCCACGCCTTTGATCGTGCCGACGTAGAAGGTGTCCTGGCTACCAAGGTAGCCAGGGTGGGCTGTTTCGATCTCGCCATGAGCGACGTCGTCGTCCTGCTTACGTTCAAGCGCGATAACCTGGGCTTCGGTCAGAACGTCACCCGTCTGCGCAACGTGGCGCTCCAGCGCCGTCAGCCGTTTCTTGAACGATTCCAGATCACGGCGCAACCACACCGACCGAACACCGGAAGGAGAAATGAATATCCCACGCTTGCGTAGCTCGTTGGAGGCTCTGACCTGACCGAAGGCCGGTTGCTCCAGGCAGAAGGCTACAACGGCACTCTCTGTGGCTTCTTCGACGCGATTCTTCAGGTTGGGCTTCTTGCGATTGGCATCAATCAGAGCATCGACGCCACCGGCCTCGACGGCCGATTGATAGCGGTAAAACGTGTCTCGCGAAAATCCCATCACCTTGCAAGCACGGGACACGTTACCCAACTCGGTTGCCAAATTTAGCAAGCCGACCTTGTGTTTGATGACGCTTTGAGGAACACTGCTCATGGGGTTACTCCTTGGCGCTTACGCGCTGGTTTAATAAAGATTCGCACCTCTATCAAACCGGGTAACCCCCCCCTTTGGCAAGGCCTTACTGTCAGATCAGATCGGAACTACTACAGA